CGGTTATGTCGAACCACGTTATTGAGCCCTCATTGAGCGCATCCACGTAGGTATAAAAATTTTCCATCAGTCTCAGGAGCCTGACTTTGCCGAAACCGAACTGTTCCCACAAGACCACCATGCAAGCTGACAGCATCGTCTTTATGGTCGTCGTCTTGATGCAGTCACTCGCTTGGTCAAGCTCTTTCTGCGTGGCAAGTATCTGCAAGCCCATGAGCCGTCTTGCTCGCATTTCGACCCTGAGCGCTTCGACGGGGTCTTTTCCCGCCTTCTGTGCCTCGGCGGCAATCTTGAGCGCAAATACCATGCCCTCGTTCCGTCCCTGTGCGATTTGGTCTGCTCTGCTCATGTGGTGTCCTCCATCTTTGCTCCGCAATTCGGGCAATAGTCTGAATAGTAATAATCGTCAAGGAAGCGGTTGTATTCCGGCATGTATCCGCAATGCGAACATCTAGGCATATCGTGTTCGTCATTCTCCCACTTGCCTTCACCTCGTCCCTCAAGCTCTTCAAGCGCCTTCACAGCTTCGTTATACATCGCCTTAGTTCCGCTCATCATTACGGACGTTCTGCGCCCTCTGAACCATTCAAGGGCTTTCTGTCTGTTGGTCATATCAATCCACCCTCTCTACATAAACATTCCACCACAGCCCCATCACCAACTCCGCAACCCTCGCGCCGACCCATGACCGGAAATACATCGGGCGCAGGTAGTAGGTCGCTCCGTATGCAGTCATTCCGTATCTATCCAGTCTGTACTTAGCCATGCTCCATCTCCTTTGCATCATCTTCTAACTGCTCAAGCACCGCCATGACCATGCCGCGAATGAGGCGGGTGTTGTGGTGGCGGGTCTGGATGGCGGTTGCTCGCTTAAGTAGCTCATCCCATGCCACAGCATCATCATTTCTGGTTCCGCAAAATGGTTTGTACAGGAACCAGGCGTCCGTGATCGCATCGTGCACGGCTTTCAATTTCTGTTCTTTCGTCATGAATAAAACTCCGTTTTCTTACGTATATAAAAACTACCATTCATTACCATTCATACCATTCATCATGAATGGTTGATGAATGGTACCATGAATGGTAATCCCTATGAATAGTAAAGGGCTTTTTATAGAGACTAGTCTTCAAGAATGCCGTATTTACGGGCAAAACTAGTGTTCATGAATGGTGGTTCCTCTGTTTCATGAATGGTATGAATGGTAGATTTACTAATTCTATAGATTTTCGATGCCGTGCCATTGTTGATGACCTCGATTTTTATATCATCCTCAACAGAGAACCAGCCCATGTTTCGCACCAGAAACCCACCGACCGCTTTTGCGGTATCGGTGATTGGAGCATCCACCAGAATTGACTCCTGTATGATTTCGGAACACCGCCCGCGCCATTCTCCGTATTGCTCGGCTATCGCAACGACACCGCGCCGGATTTCGGAGTTGAGGTAATTTTGTTTCGCCTGCTTCCTCTCTCTGGCCTCGTCGCTTCCGCCTTCCACAATCGACCACTCGGCATTTTCCAGTTTGACATTCAGCTCCGGCAGACCGTCGATGGTCTTGCCCTTGACCGATATATGTATCGGGTCGTCTTTCTTCTTTCGGAACATGACCATCATCTGGGTTGCCGCGCCTTGCAATCCGGTGCTTCCGAGAATGTTCAAAAATGGATCATCCGGGTCAACGGCCTTTCTGTCATGGCAGACAAGGATGATTGAGATGTGATGCTTCTGTGCTAATTCATTCAGCGGAGTGATGTCTCGGTAAGCGTGCTCGTATTCCGTTTCTTTGACGTTCTTTGACGGCGACCGGATAATCTGAAAAACGTCGATAACAACCACTCCGATATCTGGGTCTTGCTCGAGATAGTTCTCTATCTGCTCTACAAATCCATCCTCGATGGTGTCCGTCTCGGTTTCCAGGTAAAACTTTCCCGGCGTGATTTCGCCCTTCAGCATCTTGCGGAGTCGTTTTTGCTGCAAGCTTTCCGAAGTCTCCAAGTCGAGGTACAACGTTGAGCATTTCCGCGTCCGGTATCCCAGAAAGTCCTCGCCCTTTGCCACCGCCAAGCACATGCCAAGCGCAAGCCACGACTTACCGAGTTTTGGCTTTGCCGACAAGATGCAAGTCCCCTCGACCAGAATCGGCACCTCTTCACCCACACCGACAAATACCTTTGGCTCGGGAATGTCCTTTTGCATGAGGGCTTCGGCAGTCTTCAGCTTTCGAAAGGTGCGCTTTTTGGGTTTCGGCTTTGACTTTTGCTCGCCGGATGCCGCCCGGATGGCGTTCTCCTCTTCCTGTTTCTGCTTGTGCCGTCTGTATCCCTCGTCAATCGCCGCGTCCCGGTCTTCATGGTCGTATGCGTCCGGCTCGAATTTCAGCCGTACATCCTGCCATTTCCTATCGCGGCAACTGTTGTGATGGCACTTAAAAGCGATTGCTCCGTTCCGGTACTGGAATATCTTCGCATCGCCATCCCGGTGATTGTGGTCGAACGGACACTCATCGAGCTTGTAAATCCTCGCCCGGTCGTTGCTGTCTTCCTTGTATGTCATCCCGTTCCGGGAGAGAAACGCAAGCAGGTCAAACTCTTCCACGGCTTGCGGATTCGCACCCCGCCGCCGGATTGAATATTGCTCGACCTCATCCGGCAACTCATTGGCAAGGGCCTGCAAGACCTTCCAACCGGTGATCTCAACAACCTCCGGCAACTGGATTATCCTGCTCATCCGGTGCGGTCTGTCTTCGGTGTTCCGTCCCTTCTGGGCGAGCGTTCCGTGCAGTTTGCAAATTCTGGATGGATTGCTGTTCGTGGTGTCAATCTTTACATCGGCAGTATCGAACATGCTTGCGAGGTTTTTCAGGCAACGCTCTATTAGCTTCCGTCCGGTCTCGTCGTTCCTGACGGCTATACGGTATAAAAGGTGATAGCCGTTTCCGCTTAATGCCACAACAGGCGAGCAAAAACCCAATCCTTGCATGTAGCTCTCAACCTTGCCCTTCAGCTCTTCGGCGAGTTTTATCTCATGTTCGCTTGACGATATCCCCGTCGGCCTTACCGGGTCGAGGTCGACAAACAGCCACCGATAGCTCAGCACTTCCGTGTCGCTCGTGGTGCTCGTGTTCCGCTCGAACCGCTCGCTCTGAGAGCGAGCAAAGCATTCTTCCTTGACCTCCCCCAGAGTGATGTAGATATTCCGTCCCCGGATATCTATCGTGTCGAAAGCATCTAATAAGGTTTCGGCATCCCGGAAATATCCGCTCATAACATCTTTTCTGTTTGAACCGCCAAGCACCCGCACCTCAAATACGGCTCCTGGGGCTTGCAAAGTCCTTATTGCTTTTCGGACTTCGTCCGGGTCGATGTAATTAGTCCATCGCATGCCTTACTCCTTAGAACGGAATTTCCTCATCTGTCGCGTCGTCGATATTCATAAAGCCGTCGTCTTTCTTCGCCTGCGTGGACGGTGCCGGAGAAAATCCATTTAAATATTTCGGATTCGGAACGCTCTGCTCGCTTACCTTGTCATAAGCACAGAACCATTTCGGCACATGGCGCATGCTCACTTTGCCGTTATATTCCTGTTCTTCCTCGCCGTAGACAACGCCGATTTTCTTTCCGGCAAACTGCTTGCCCCATCCGTTACCAGTCCACGCTATCTGCATGTTATTGGACTTCTCGACGCATGTGCAGAAAGTCTTGAATGCCCGGCTGGTTTTCTGCGGGTCGTTGTAGTCGTTAATCATGACGTACTTGCTTCCGGCAAACGGCCATTTCTTGTCTTCCTTGTCGCTGTTCTCGAACTGGGTCGAGAAATACCCGGCCTGTTTATCCGGCTTGCAAAAATCGAACAGCACGACGATCATGCCCTTGCCGGTACTCGTCTCTCTCTCGGCGACCTGCTTAATCACCGCATAATGTCCGCCAAGCTCCACCGGGGTGAATTCACCAATCGTTTTTGCATCATCATATCCATTAGGTTTTAACATGCTTTACACCTCTCCCTGCTCTTCTTCGAGCCGTCTTACCTCATCCATGAGGATATTGATATTTTTATTTTCCATGTAATGCCGATGGAAGGATTCCGGCGTGTGGTCAAACGGCCCGCCCTTCCGGCCCGCTTCCTGTCTCAGCGGATTCTTGCCTCTGATTTTCGGGCCGTAATACTCATCCAGAAACTCCTCGACTGTCAACCCTCGCTCTTCCGCCTCAAAATACAGCTCGTACCGCTTATTTCGAATGAACAACGCCACATCGTTAGGGTCTATCATTGGATGGCGTGTCAGCTCGCAATCTCGGAAGTAATCGTCGAGGAGCTGTCTGCTTGTGTCCTTTCCGCACAAGTTCGGCCCATCTCGATCCCGACTGATTAAGCGATCGTTTCGCCAATACATGCTGCACAGTCTGGCAGTATCGGCAAGGGAAAACGTTTCCCAGTGCTCAGACTCTTTGCCCTTCCAGAATTGACTCTTTTGCCATGACTTGTGGAAGTCGTGATGGCATCCGGGGCAGAGGGTGATAACGTCCCTGATCCGTTCATGTCCGAGCCTCTGGTAATGCAGGTGGTGCGTGTGATACACCTGACCGCGCAAATCTTTCTTGCATATCACGCACCGCCCGCCATCAAACTCGAATCTTGTCTCTCGTACCTTTTGCCAGTGCGGGTGCTTCTCGATGTATTCTTTGTAGTCGATTAGCGTCCCGTCTGGCAGATAAGCAACTCCCATTCAGTAACCTCAAATCTGCGCCACGCACTTAATTTCAAATCCCCTGCCCTCGTAGAGCTCATAGAACTGTCTGCGAGCATCCGATTCGTCCACTGCGTCGGTCGTGAACATTCCGGCAAGACCGCCGGGCATGGTGTAGACTACTGCATATCTTTTCATGGTGTATTCTCCTTTCTCGTATTTGATATTTGTTCGAAAAAATACTTGCGTACGATTTTTCTTTGATATTCGTCAACGAAGCCGCATTTACACCGTGATACAAACAATACATTCATTCTGTACAAATCATCGACACAGCACGAATAATGGCGTCCACATTTAGGGCATATCAAAATGTAGTTGTTTCCAAATCCCGTTCCTAGCAAATCGTAAGCATCATAGTTAAGGATTGTGTACCATCCGGAATTCTTGCTTGCTTCTTTTGTTTCGCGTCCCCATAGCTCGTCTTTTACAATCGCCAACACATCCGCATAATTGACATGGTAATAATCGGCGGCAATTCTGATTTTTTTATCTTTGGCGATTCGCAAGTCAGGGCACATGGACAACGCAAACATTACTGCGGAATATAATTTTTTGTCTGGAATATATTTCATTTGCTTGCCTTAATCTCCCCACTCGCATAGCAGGGCTTTCCATTCGTTAAAGTCAATCGGTACATCTGCGAGCTGGTCGCCCTCAGCTCCGCATGCGATGACAGTGCCGAAAATCATCTGATGCGGACGAACCTCGACAGCATCCGTCGGATTAAAGTAGTGCAAGAAGCGGAGCGTAAAATTATACGGCATATTCCGCAACCTTCCCTCTTCGTTGCAAATCAGCACCACGCCATTCGGTAAAGTTACCGTCTCGATATATCCTCCTACTGTGTTCTGAAGATTCTTCAGACTGTCGGATATCCATGCCACATGTCCGAACTGCTCATCCGGACGTTTGATGATGCATTTGATTTTCTTAGCCATGTTAGAACTCCTCCAGAACCTTCAGAACCTCGGCAATATCATTCGGGATTTCGTCCCGATCGAATGCTCCCATGGGGGTTTTCGCCGTACTCTTGTCGCTGTGTGTATGGAACACATACTCGCCATCCTTGCACTCGGCAAGCAGTACCGTTGTTAATTTTGATTCAAGCACGATCTTGTCGAGCTTCTTGCCGGATGTCTTCATTCTGGTGAACATATAACCGCTGTCGTCCCTGTCTGTCTGAGAATGCACGAGGAAGATGACCGTTAAATCATCCCTCATGGTAAGAGCTGTGTCGATGAGGTCGTAAACCGCCATGGCTAAATCCTGCCACTTGTCGTAACCCTTTTCCTTCATGCGTCTCATTTCGTCAGCGACCATGATGCCGTTGAGCGTATCAACCACAACCGTTTTGATGTGCTGATACTTGGAGCCTGAGTTAATGAATTTGAAAATCTGAAGTACAAGGCTCTGGTCATCGACTTTCTTATAATTCCCCTTCTCGGCGTTGTACTGCTCACGCCATCCACGCCACGAGAGACCCTTCTTGTCGCAGTCGATGTAGAATGTTGTATTCGGGTCGAGATTCCGCATGGAAGTCGTCTTTCCGCTTCCAGACTCACCCATAATTCCAATTACGCGTGCCATGTGTTTTCTCCTTTCCGGCTGTCATCCATCAGCCTGTTAATGTTAATGAGGGTCTGCGTGTAGTCCCTGAGTGCCGATGCCTCGTATTTTTCCGTTATCCGGTCATCCGGCAGGGTCTCCAGAATCCGCTCAATCCTTGCCGCGACCTGGCTTTTTATGTCCTCATACATAATCAAGCCTCCCGTACGTGTCCACCGGTCTATGATCGATTAGCGCATCCACACACGCTTCCGCCACGAGCTCGTCAATCTCATCATCCTGCGTGCCGATGATGCCGGAAAAGGCTTTAGTGATGGTACGCTCGAAGCAACTGACATGCATACACCGCTTTGTGTTCGGAATGACGATGCAGGAGCTGTTATAGATGGGTTCCTTGCAGATTTCGCAAATCACTGCTCCTCACCGTCCTCGTCGGCTTCGGTAATGCGGCGGTCGTAATCAGTCAAATTGACATGAATGTTCACAGTTTCGACATTTGGCATTTTCCGGATAAGTTCAATTGCGTCGATGAGGTTCTCTGCGTTAAGAACAATGTCGTTCTTGCTCGTTGAGTCCCTGCCGTCATAGGATGATGTGTAAAGCTCCATCTGGTGAATTTTGACAATAACTTTCATGTCGTCCTCCTTATATCGTTGCTAATTTGCTCCTGATAGCCTCCCAGACCTTACCGGCAAGCTTATCAATGTCGATGTCCCTTTCCGCCAGTCCGAGCTCGTATTCCGTTTCGAGCGGGTCGTAGACAGGGAGCATGTCCTCCATATTGGTGCCGAGATAGTTTTTGTACTTCACTGCATCCAGATAGGCAGCAGTCCGAATCGCAATCGGCTTGTCGCTTCCGATAATGTCCATCTGTCCGTATCTGGTGCATGCCTTCATGTTCTTGCGGATGAGTCGGCGGATTTCTCGGACAAAGTCGATGCTGACTCCGAATTCAGTCGCGAGCTCATCCATGCGCATGTAGCGTCTGAGCATGGATTCCTCCCTTCTCACCCCTGCTCTGGGTGCTTGTCTTTGTGGTGACTTCCCTTCTTGGCTCTCATCGCGCTCATCTTCGCGCTTGCCATGATGGTGCCCGTGTATGCTCTGAGCCTTCTTGTGATTTCACTGGGCTCGAGTCCGGTCTTGTCTGCTATCTCCGCGATGCTCATGCCGTCCTTGCGCATCATGGATATGGTAAAGTTGTTTACGTTCATGATTTTGACCTGTACTCTCTTATCCTTTTCGAGACTGTCGGAATGGACAAGCCGTAAAGCTCCGCAAGTTTCATCTGGCTTATGCCATTGTCGTTGAGCCTGACCGCTTCTCTTGCGTTCCACTTGAATGGCTCTATCGTTCCGAGCTGAATCTCTGAAATAAGCTCATCGACCTTTTCCTTGTCGGTCTTCTGCTCACGTTCCTCGACCTCCTCGATGCTCGCCGCCCTGAATTCCGGCACCTCGTCATCGTCCGGAATACTCTCTACCTGCTCCGGTTCGGTTTCCACCCAGTCCGGATCGTCGTCCTCCTCGTCCTCTTCCGGGTCTGCGCGGAAGTGAGGCTCGTAGGTCATGGCGATTTCTTCCTTGACCTTTGCGATGTCGGTTTTCGGAGGGTTGAGCAGTTCGGCTCTCTTCCGGTCACTCGCAAAAATCACAAGCCCTTCAAGCAGGTCGTCAAGGTAGAGGGGCTGTTTGCTCGTCCAGTCCGTTGAGAACGGGTCGCCCTGCATTATGGGGATGTGCTTGTAGCCCTTGCTGTACAGCACGAGGGCTGTCTCTATGTCAATCTGCACAAGGTCTTTCATTTCTCTTCTCCTTTCTGAACGGACATCTCTTTTCGTAGCGTCCGTAAGTTGTCGATAATATCCGGCATCTTCCGGCATCGTTCCTTGCAAAGCATTTGCCGGATTCGTAACATTCCGGACCGAACAGCATGCTCGCCGTTATCTGAGGTGTTCCGTCCGGCTTTTTCGGGCGGATGATAAAGTCGTCGACTTCGCAGTGGAGCACTTCCGCAATCGCCTCCGCCGTTGACATGCTTGTCCGGCACCGTCTCGTAATTGACCACATATCCGTACCGACTGCATTTGTGACTGACTGCATGCAC